GCTGAAGCTCGAAGGCGCACGGTTCGCGAGGAGATAGGGTTGCCCCAGAATCGTCGCGGGTGCGCCAGCGGCCATCGGTGCCCAGATCGGGTTGTTGTCCAGATCCTTCAGCTTACGAAGCTGAGCGAGAACCGTGTGATGGAACAACCAGGTTCCACTGAACACGAGATTCTCGTTCACGGCGTGCATCGTGTCGACGAGATCGTCGAACAGCACGTCGGTGAGTTCGGTACCCAGAGCCGCCGTTCCGCTCACGTTCACGAGAGCCATCTGCCCTTCAGTAGGGGCGGCGGCGGCGGTGTGCGCGAAGATTCCGGTGAACGGCGAGGTGCCGGTGAACATGGAGTCGTCTTCCTTCTTGGCGATCGACTCGCCAAAGCGAGTCACCAGGTAGGGGACGAGCGGTCGGATTGCGTCCTGCTCCACTTCGAGCGTCAACTCATCCAGCGCAGCCAGCTTCTCAGCCGTCAGGGTGACCTGCTTGAAGGTCGCCTTGGTCTGGGTGATCGCCGCCGCCTCTGCGGTGAAGAACACGTCCGGTCCAGCGAGATCCGCGTTGAGCCGCAGAGTCGTCGCGGTCATCGGCATGTTGCGGAAGATTGACCGCGCCACGCCATACCGCTCGACGATGCGGATGATCTCGGCCGACAGCGGGGACGGAACGAGGAAGCCGCCATCGGCGTCCGTACCGATCACCTGATCGGCACGTTCCTGGAACGAGAGTCCGTGCTGCTTGTTGTACAGATTGGTGACCCAGTCGGACAGCGAGTGCATCCGCTGCTCGTCCGTGTCGCCGTAGATAGCCGCGATCGTGCGGTTATCCGGATTCGCGATCTTCGACTCCAGGGCCGTGATATAGGCCTTGTGCTCGTCGAGGGTCTCGCGGAACTGCGAGAAGTCCTTGCAGAGATCCGCGATCTTGTCGCCGTGTTTCGTTTCGATGTCTTCGATACCAGCAAGGATGCGCGTAAGCACATCGTCCGACTTCGTGTGGATGTCGGGGCCAGTCTTTCCTTCTTTACTCATACATCACCTCCATCTCAATTCACGGATGACTACCTAACGCTTCTTCTTCTTCGATGCTTTAGCCTTCTTCGTCGACTTCTTGCTAGCAGCCTTCTTCGTCGACTTCTTGCTAGCAGCCTTCTTAGCGGCCTTCTTCGAACCAGACTTCTTGCCGGAAGATTTCTTGGATCCCAGAACCGTAGCTGCGCGCTTGCCCACCTTGCCAGACTTACTAGCCTTCTTGATGGCCTTGGTGATTCCTCCGCGCTTCACACGTCCCCGTGAGTCCTTGTTCGCATTGATGATGCGCGTCTGCTGGGCCTTGTTCTTGATCCCACCAGCCGCAAGCGCCTTACGCGCCACGCCACCACCAACTCCGCTGCCACGCGGCAGCATCGCGATCTCTTCCGGATCGAAGGCCGGTTCGCCCAGCCACTCCTCAACCCATGATTCAGGTTCGAAGTCTTCGATCGTCATCCTCTTCCTCCATCCCAGCACCACGCTGGGCACCACGAACGGTTGCTAGCCCCGACCTTGAGGCGTTACGCCTCGGTCTACTTGCCGCCGCCCAATCTGTCGAGAATCGAGTCCATGACGCTGTCATGGCGATCCTCTTCTCCTGACTCGATCAACTGTCGCGCACTCGTAACGCGCGTCTTGTCGTCGAGTCGGTCACCGATCATGAGAAGCGCTCGCTCGATGTCGTCGAGGCGCTTCGCGTCGGGTGACACGTCACTCTTTGAGTCCGGGGCCTTCCTCGGCTCGTCATTGTCGTCGGCGTCGATGTCCTGGCCCTTCACCGCCGATTCCCGAATCGAGACCAGGGCGTCGATAGCCGCACCCAGGCGCTCCATGTTCTGCCTGGATAGGGTCGCACCGATCCGCACCGTTGCGGCCTGCACGGCCGACGCCAGGGACAGCAGCGAGCCGTCCGCGTCCAGCTTCGTGAAGTCGAAGTCGACGGTTGCAGCGATAATGCGAACCCAGGCACGCATCGCCACGTTCTCGTCCGTCTGTACCTTGAGATCCTGGGTGAGTTCCTCGGCCAGGGTCTGGCCCAGCCGAACCTCCTCAGTGAGTTCCTCGATCCGCTCCAGGGCTCGCTGGCTGACGACAGGGGCGGGGGCCTTCGCGCCCAGTCCCGGCTCGTCGCCTTCCGGCTCCTCGAACTCGATGGGAACATCGACCTGGATCGACCGACCGAACTGCTCGGTCTCGGCCCAGCCCAGAACGTCCTTCTGCAGAGCGCTCATGTCGTTGATCCCCTCGATACCCTCAGCCTTCATCGCGTAGTTCGCGACGAGCAGGTGCTGATGGGGTTCGGGAATCGACATATCACGCAAGGCGTTTTCGAGACGCCCCGCATCGCCATTGCCGGGGATGGGCACGCACGATTGCTCGAAGAGGACGTTGTCCATGAGGTCGAGACACTTGAGTTCCTCGTTGAACTCCCTCTTCCCCGGCATGAAGCCGACGGACAGTCCCGACAGGAAGCCTTCGCGGTTGAGCTTGTAGATAGTGTCCGCGAACTCGTACACTTCCTTCGGCGCGAACTGGATGCGGGTGAGCATCCTGCCTGGCTCGTGCTTGATGGCCAGGGTTCTGGCGATCGGCGGCATGTGGCTGTTGTGAGCCCAGAGCACGACCGGGTTCTGACCCAGGTAACGCGCAATGCCGTCTTCGTTCCAATCCAGCACACGCGTCTTGTACCGATCGATACCGGTTGTCGACGCACAGTAATCGATCAGTCTCTGATCGTCGTCGACAACACGCTTGCTGATGTCGAACGATCGGTATTCGAACTTCTTCTCACTCATGACCACACACTCCTATGGCATCGGCAATGTGATGCATCCACAGCACCCGCCATTCACCGCTACTTCCGCTGGATGTACCATGCCGTTACTGAACGGCTCGCCTATCTGACGAACCTCGCCATCGTTGAGGTGGCCACACCCGACTCCCCTTGCGGCTCGTGCCGCGATCCACTGATGCTGGTCGATACCAGCAAGACGCATCGCGATCATACGGCCACGGTTCACGGAGCGTGAGAGTTCAGCACGCGCAATCAACTTCGACTTGCTTCCTAGCAGATCGAATACCCTCCGGACCTCACCTGCCTCCACGGCGTGATTCAATACAGGCTTAATAGTCTCCGGAATTTGTGACAATCCCTCAAGCGCAGCGGAATACTGCTCCGGAGGAACGTCCTCGTGCAGCAAAAACTCCCGCTCTAGCTGCAGTTCATCGAAGACCATCTGCCCCGCACGCTCCAATACGTCTCCGACGATTGGGCCGAGCAGCTTCTGAAGTTCCTCGACTTCGTAGTCCACGTTGTAGAAATCCCCGGCGCTGTTACCCGTCAGCAACGTGTTCCCGAGAACTCGCTGCCGCGACTCAAAGAACGCGCGGCTGACCTTTCGTTCGGCTATGGAAATGTAGCTCTGCAACAGTCGGTCGTAGGACCGCCAGTAAACCGCACGCCGGTTGTCGACGTAGGCCGCACGGCCACCGCCAACAGCGGCCACGGCCTTCGGCTTCTTGTCTTCGGGTGGGGTGGCGGTGTCGCTGTCCTTCGTACCCGGCAGCTTGCCGCCGTCCGACTTCGCTCCCTCGGCCGGTCGCCCACCCTCGCCCTGTCCCAGAATCGTCTTGTCCGTCTTGATCTCCTGCAGGCTGGCCGCGCTCTCCGGATCGGCCGGGACCATGCTGATCGGGATCCACCAGTGCTTCATGTGTGGGTAGATCTTCCAAGGCATCTCGAAGTGCCTGATCAGATCGGCCATCGGCACGCCGGCCTTGTTGAGGTCGATCATCTGACCGATGCGTTCGCTCGTAGCCTCGCGAAGGCCGGGAGCCTCAGCCGTCTGGAAACGCATCTCCAGTTCCGGAGCGAAGCGCCGGAAGAACTGCGACCGCATCACGTCCTCGATATACTTGACCTTCGGTACCCAGTTGCTATCAGCGAACAGCCGCATCTCGATCGATGCGGTCGAGTAGTTCGAACGGTTCGGGTCGTTGATCAGGATTCCAGGAACGCCAAAGACGGCTCCGATCTGCTCCCTGCTGAACTGCCTCTGATTGAGGTAGTCCATGTCACGTTGGTTCAAGCCAACCTGTTGGTATGACCACTCGCCGGCCAACACCGCCGTGCGATGCGACTGGTTCACCCCGCCGTACTCTTCCTCGAACTGCGTTGCGATCTGCTCGCGCTGCGGAGTCGTCAGGGGACGCTTGTGAAGCAGAATGCCTCCAGGCTGCGCCGAGTTGTCGAAGAACTTCTCGTTGTACGCCGCTGCCTTCACGTCCGTACGAACGGCGAACATCCCGGCTTCGAGCGGCGACTGTCCCCAGCCATCGTCTTCGGGGTTCGGGTACTTGAAGTGGATCACCTCGTCGAGCCGCAACGGAATCTTCAGCGAGTCGTTGTTCGGATCCGGCATGTACATGTAGCCGATCACGTCCAGCGAGTGCGGACGACGAACCGGGATAGTACGGCGAGGATTGAGCGGCTTCAGGCTGAACGGCGGCTGGTCATCCCCTAACGACTGGTCCATCAACCAGAGCGCATTCCCTGAAAGCTCTAGGTGGGCAAGCGTGGTGAAGATCAGTTCGTAGCGTGACCGACGGATGGCGGGGCGACGGAGGAATAGGTCAGGGACCAGTCCCTCTTTCACCGGTTTGCCGGATGAGATGTTCCTAATCTCGATAGGGATCGAGGCGACGAGCCTGGCGATAGCAGTGACGCAGGCGAACACCCACACCTGCTTCTGGTACGCGTTCCTCTCAGTGACGACTGGCGCACCGGTCATCGGCACGCCTCTCATGAACGAGGAAACGATCTCGTCGAAGTTGGTCCGCTGTTCGAGTTCCACAGACGGGCTCTTCAATTCCCGGCCGTTTGCATCGAACAGCGTCAGGTCGTTTGCCATCTCATCCGCCTCACCGCTCCCCCACAATATCACGACAAACCTGGGTTTTCGTAAGCTCCAGCCAGGATACCGCTGTCCCATCCTCCACGCACGCGGACGAAAGCACCAACTGCCCGTCAGCGTTCTTGTAGATCAGCAGCGCCCCTTCCCACTCGTGCGCGTTGTCGACGATGTTCTCGGCCATCGCCAATAGCGACTCCCTAGCTGCCTTTCCGATGGGGACTAGATTACCCATCCCGCCTCCGCTTCCGCTCCAAATGCCTGTGGTACTTGGCACGATTGCCCCACGTATCCGTCCCCTGGTGACAGGTCACGCACAACGTCCGCGCATTCGACTCGTCCAGAATCAGATCCTTCCTCGCCGCTTGCGGCACCACATGATCGACTTCGAGCTTCGCGCCATCGACTCGCTCCGCACCACACTTGGTGCAGCGATACTTGTCTCGCTTCAAGATACGGCGTCTGAACGCTCGGTACTGCGGCGTCAACCGTACCTGATCCGGCGTCAATGTCCTTCCGCCCTTCCAGCCTGGGGCGGCGGGGCCGCTGGGTCGTCCCTTGCGCTGCGAAGTCCAGTAGCACGTCTTGCAGAGGTCGGTCTTGAAGCATGGCTTGCGCTTGCGGCAGCCGGGGCAGCGGGGGCCTCTCTTCGAGCCGGTCTTCGCGTCGATCCTCCATCGCTTGAAATTCTGCCAACGGATCTGCTGCGCATCGATTCCACGGAACGCATAGATCTTCGCAATGCGTACTGGCTTGTGCCCCATCCATAGTAGAACTCTGATGTTGCCCCATAGGTTATTCCTTGAAGGACTCGATGAAGTCGACACAGATGATTTCGAGGGCACGACCTTCAGGTAAGGCTTCTCCCTTCCATTCTCGGAGCCGAGTGACAGCAGCGGCGATGATTTCTTTCTGGTGCTGCGTGACCTCGATCGGCGGTGCTTGCTCATCCCACTTCATGCAACCACGCCTAGATCCACAAACCCGACAAGCCCTGCCGATTCCTCATGGAAGGCCAAGCACATCGCATCTCCAATGTCAGGCGAATAACCCAGCTTCGCCCTCATGTCGTCTTTCTTGTCCACCACTCGCCGTCCGTCGATGGTGAACTTGTATTCCATCGGCACCACCTCGGACGCGAACCCGTCCACGAGTTCCCGCTCGCAATCGTCCGAGAAAGCTATCTGCCCTGCGTTCACCACATCGGCTAGCTCGAACCACAGCTGGTCTCGCAGCCGAGGATAACGCTCGTCGTCGTACGCTCGATGCGCAACATTGATAGGCACCAGGAGGACGTCCTGATCGATCTTCCCCGCGCCCTGCTGCTCTACTAGCATATCGTACAGCCCCGCACCCACTCCGATCTCGTCAACCTTGACGCACCGAACGAGCGGTAGCTCGCCCAGCATGCCAATGATCCGTCCACACGATTCACCTAACGATGCGCCATGCCATCGATCGATGAACTTGACGTTCCTGCCAGAACGAACAACCGCAGCCGATTGGTCCGCGCCATACCGGGCAACATCAATCCCCATGTGCCAGAGACTGTCCTCGACCTCGAACTCATCTTGGTTGCAGCACTCCTGCACCTGCACCCGGTTCATGAGAGACATCTCGGACTGCTCTGGGAACTCGCCATCAACACGAACCCTGACGATCGGAGATTCGGGTCCGTATTTGCGCTCCATCCTATCGATGTGAGCGTCAGTAACGAGCATCGACTCACGTGCCGAGAATCGCATCGAGTCCCAGAGATGCTGATCCTTGGTGTGAGATTCGTAGAAGATCCCATACGGGATCGTCGGATTGCTAATCATCAACGCCAGGTTGTGCGGCTCCGACATGCCGCCAAGAAGCGCGTCCAGGAACTTGTCCTCTACACCCGACGCCTCATCGACAACGACTAGCATGTCGGTTCTGTGCTTACCCTGAATGGCCTCGACGTTACGCGCCGTACAAGCAATCGCAGACCAGTTCACCGACTCGCCACGTACGCAGATCCGTGTCGCACGCCATTCCAAGAACTGTCTCAGGAAGGGGGAGTTCCTGATCATCTTCTCAAGCTCGCCCCAGAGGACCGTGTTCAGCTGCTTCTCTGTCGGGGCCGTGCAGTGGATCAGGGAGTTCCGGAAGCACACCAGGAACCAGAGGATGGCCATCGCCGCGCCACATGACTTGCCGCAGCCCTGGCCTGATCGAATGCTCGTCCCGAACTTACCACCACCAGAAACGAACTCCTGAATCGACTTCAGCATCTGCTGCTGATGTGGATTCGGGTTCATCCCGATTGATTCGCGAACGAAGGCTACTGGGTCGACGCGCCATCGATCAATGCGCGTGTTGATTTCACGGAAGTCCCCTTCCGTCCACTGATGTTCGGCGAGTGCCATCTAGTGGACGGTCGGCTTCTCGGACTCGGCAGCCTTCTCGGCCTTGGCCTTCTCTCGGCCCTCGACCTCCGGAGGCTTGTCGTGGAACATCCCGAGCGTAGGGGCGTTGATCGTCAGTTCGCTCTTGCGCGCCTGACGCTCGTACTCGCCTAGCTCCTGGCCGACCTGGATGACTTCGAGATCCAAGCGACGCAGGTTCTCAATCGCACGCATGGCTGCGTTGAGGTCGTTGCCGGCCAGCGCCTTCTGTCGGATCACCTCGAACTGGCGATACCGGGTGTCGACCTTCGCGACGTACTTCGGCCACACTTCCTTCGCATCGTGCGACCGCTGCCGTAGCAGCTTCATCCGATACTTGTACTGCCGCTCGGTGAGGTTCAGTTCCTTGCGGATGTCGGCAGGGCCGAAACCAGACGCCAGTAACGCGGCGATACGCCGACACTCGTCGCGTGTCTCCGCAGCCGTTGGCCTGCCGCCCTTGCGCTTGTTCTTCTTTCCGAGATCCAGGACTTTCGACATCACCACCACTCCACTAAGTAAACACGGGACGAGGCCACTACGAGAGGAAGGGTTGTTTCGTTCTGCGGCGTAACCCCGCCCCGTGCTAATAATTGACCGGTACCGACGATTGCAGCTGCCGCACCCTGGTACCGGTCTTCGTCCCACTAGCCTCCGTTGTGCTGCAGACAGCGCGGGTGCTAAGCCAGCGGGCAGCGCCTGACGCTGTCACACAGGAACTATCGTCAGGCGTGATGCTGCGTACTACTTTCTCGGCTTGGTCACGGCGTCGGCCGGGGCTTGTACGTCCTTGCCGGTGCTCGTGCTGCCGGTTCCTTTCGGAACGCCATTCTTTAGACCCATGGTTTCACTCCTTGACTGCGATCCATCCGGCGAAGTTCATACAACGCCAGTAGCAGTCTACTGTTGAGAAGCCAGCCTTTTCCAACAAGTCTTGGTTCCACGAGGCAGTGACCGGCACAAGCACACCATCGAGTGATATGCGCTTACGGTCGATCTCTTCCATCGTGTAGCCATGCTCTTCCTTCATGTCCCAGTATAAGGATGTCCACAATTTTGTCATACCTGCGCTTTCGCCCAGGACTTTCTCGACCATGATGAATGCACCACCAGGCCGAATCGCGTCGTAGATCCGGCGCAAAAGCTCCTGGCGGTAGTTGATCGGCACGAACTGCATGGTCAAGACACTGAGAACCACCGAGCACGATTCCGGATGCACAGGTAACTCATCCACGGTGAGGTCCAGCAACCAGAACCCCGTACCCGCACCATACGTCGCACGACAGTGCTCGATCATTGGAAGGCTACTATCCAGACCAACGTACGTCTGATGCTCAGGCCAGAACTTGTGCTGACCCATCGTCTCGTACATCGCCCCCTTACTGCAGCCAAGGTCGAGTACGTTACTGTAGTCAATGAAGAACTGCGCGGCGAGATCCGTCGTCAGCTTCCGCATCCCTTCGTAGTCGGGAATCGAGCGAGCCAACATGTCCTCGAAGACGGCAACCACCGACTCATCGAACCGCCAGTCAGGCGACGGCTCATGACCTAGCGAGCTTGCCTTTTGCGTGCCTTCGTCGATCCGCTTCACGTCTGCATCCACGACAGTACCTCTTGCCATTGTAAATATATGCGTCTTCATAAGAATGCCCCTTACAGCATTCCGTACGAGCCTGTGCCAACTCCTGAATCACGTTCCGTAACTCCCCCCTAGCAATATTCTCTTTTCGCGTAACCGGCTCTAGGTGTCGAGGGTTGCAACAGTGACGCACCCGGCAAAGATGATCCAAGTCGAGCCCATCAGAGATAGGCCCCACCATGGCTTCATGCACATATCGATGAAGCATAATCATCCGCCCCTTACGCCTGACCTGAGCGTAACCACCGTTGCACCGAGACCCCGTCCATAGCCAACACCCGTCAACTCCAACGTGGATCTTTCGCATTACGAAATACATCTTTCAAGAATCCCCGTCCGGATTGTCTTCGCCACCTCGTACATCATACGGGGCGGCACCGAGCGACCGACCCTTTCCCATGCATCGTAGACGTTGCCCGTTAGCTCGAAGTCCTCTGGGTACGTGTGCAAGACCTTGATCTCGTCAACGGTCAGTCGCCGTCTCGTTCCGTCAACCAATTCAACCATCCCCGATGAACTAAACCACGCCTTCTTCGAAGCGCGAATCGCATGGGTCGTTATCGCATTGACCACCTCGCGCTTCGCGTTGTACCAGGGCCGAGGAACCTTGCGGCTGGTCAGGCCAGGCCGGTGGAAGTAGGCGACATGGGGAAGAACATCTGCCATCACGTATCGCCACGGGTACGGCTGGGGGAATACAGGAGGAAGGCCAAGATCCTTCCGAACACCGATGAAGAACAACCGCTGCCGCCTTTGAGGAACACCCAACCACATCGCATCCAACAACTTCGCCTCTACACGGTAGCCCTGTTCGCGCAGATGGCTGAGGAAGATCTTGAAGTGCCCCTTCGCATAGCCACGAACCAGGCCTAGCGTGTTCTCGGCAACGAACACCTTCGGCTGTAGGTCGTGGACGATACGAGCGAAGTGGAAGAACAGATCGTCCGTGCGCTGTCGCATCTCCGCGTTGTAACGCTTGACCTTCCCCCATCCTTCCTTCTTATGCCCTGCCTCTGAAAAGCTCGCACATGGCGGCGAGCCTTCGAGCACGTCTATCTCCCCTGGTCTTCGTGCTGCCTGTATTTCACTCGCACAAACCAAACGTATGTCGCGCCGATCCAGGGGAACTCCACGGTGATTAACTTGGTACGTACGGGCGGCTTGGGTGCTGAACTCGTTTGCCCAGAGGGTTCGGTAGCCATCCATTTCAAACCCCAGGCACGAACCTCCGCACCCACTGAAGGTAGAGACCACGTTGTATCCATTACGCGGGACGGAATGAATTTCCGCCATCGTCGGAATGACCAGGGCATGCTTACTCGATCCCCCCGATGTCGAAGGTGCAGATGCGACCGTCTTTTCCATGGATTGACCCATACCACCAGATGAGCAACGTCGGTCCTTCTACTCGCACAGTTCGTACAAACCGCGCAACCTCTTGTCCATCCATGGTCCGTAGCTCCATCTGCGTGATCACGGTTCCCGGCTCCATCTCGAACACGCAGTCGTCAGCCGCGATGTACATGACGCCGTCCTCGTCCCGATCGGCCTTCACGTTCTCGACCCAGAACGACCCCTTCACGTACTGCCCGTCGTCGTCCAGGAACATCACGCGCAGTCGGTTCGGCAGGACGTTCAAGACGCCGCGCATGATGATCTGGTTATAAAACTCGCGATCAATCATCGCTGCCTAGCGTTGGCCACTGGAACACTGCATCGCAAGGCTGACCCATGATGTCCCATCCCGTCTCGTAGTGCTTGCCCAAGTCAGGCGTGCAGATCGATCGCGCCATCCGGTTGTAGACGAAGGACACCGCGCGTCCCCCTTCGTTCCATTCAGTCGTCAGCAGCTTGTCGTGCAGGTCGCGTAACCCACTGCCGATCTGGAACGGCGAGTTCCGCCGGTACCATTTGCCCTTACTCCACCAATCCTTGAACGGCGCAACGATCGCCCATTTCTGCCGGGGGGCATTGAAGTCTACGTGGCTCACACACCACGCCCATTTAATAATGGAGCCACCTTCAAAGAAGTTCCGCAGCGCGATCCCGCGCTTCCCCGCCATTCTCTCGTACTCACGATAGTTATCGCCTGCGCCCCTATGCAACGGATTGCGCATGACTCGATCCAGGCATCGAGGGTCCACCCGCATAGCCATCGCAGACTGCCGATTCGTCACGGCCAGTTCGTCAGCCCCCAGGCCAGTGATGAGAATCTCCGACTTCACTTGCGGCAAGACGTAGAGGAACGGATGGCACGTCTGGATCAACGTCGGACGCGGCCCTTTGTGGAAGCGCCATTCGATCTCGCGCATCACACGCGCGACATCCTGGACCAGGGAGTCCAGGTCTACGCTGATCGGTACCTCGTTGAGTTCAACACCGAGACGCTTCGTCATCGACCGTGCGACTTTCAGGTCGTCCGAGATCCGATCGGCAAGGAAGAAGGTGTGACAACGCGGCTTGTGCCCGTTCTCAAGCGCAGCGAATAGAACGGTAGCCGAGTCGACCCCACCCGACAGCATGATCTCGGCCTCGTTGTTCGGGTCAAGGTACCGATAGCGTTCGATGAACAGCCGTCGGCCACGCTGTATATAGTAGGGCGTCACCATTCGTACCCGCAGGACGGACAACGGTGCTTCGTCTTGATGTCGTCGTCAAACGTCTCGAAGTCGTCAGGGGGGACCGCGTCCTCCACGTCCGAGCCCAGGACTCCGATGTCCAAGCCGGGAATACTGACGACGGTATCTAGATCATCGACCGGGATGTCGGCCACGAAGGCCTCCAGCTGCGATTGAGTGAACCGTCCATGCTGCGACGATCGCATCAGCACGAGCCTCTTGGCGGTCTCGCGATCCGGTGCCTCGATCTCGATGACGGGGAGGGGAGGGATCTCGTAGCCTTCCTGCTCCAATTGCGTCAGCGCTTCATCACGGCCACGGCCATCGATGACGTACTGGTGGCCAGCCCAGATCTCGATCGGGAAGCAGAAGCCCTGCTCGATGATCGCGCGCTTGAGCTTGCTCACGTCACGGCTGTCGACCTCCTTCAGGTCGTTGAACTCGTAACCCTGAAGAATCTCCCACGGGATGTGCTTCAGGCCGACAACTTTCGTGATGATTTTTTTCATAAAAAAAGGGGAGCAGGCTCCTCACCTACTCCCCAAACACCTGCCAGGACGGCCGCCCCTCAGTGCCTACCGCCACACCACCACGGCACTCAGTGTACTGTGGCGACATGAGGCGAACAAGATAGTGAACGTATACCGAACGCATGCCTACCCCCTATCGATCGTTGGCGTCTCGAAGAACTTGTCGTTGTATCGCGCGCCGTCTTGCCCCTTGAAGTATTGATAAGCCGATCGATACCAGTCATCGATTGCCGTGCGACTCGACCGCCACTTGCCGCGCGCCTTCCATGCAGGGAACTCGTACAGCTGAATCCATTCCAGCAACTCGTCTCGGTTGGAGCGCGAGTAGAGGATTATCTCTTCGATACCGCAAAGACATTCCGGCGATGCGTACGTGACGATCTGGCCAGGAGGGAACTCGCTCGATGCAACTTCAGCAATCTTAGCCATCCATCATCTTCCGCCTCGTCGTGTCGATACGATCGACTGCGGCCTCAAGCGCCAAGAGCACGTCATTGATCTCGTCAGCTTCGTTCTTCCAGCAAGCTTCCATGTCTAGCACCGCTAGATCACCGACGACTCCCACCACCTTCCGCATCAGCTTCACCGGGTCGGCGCTCTTGACGTTCCGATTCCCACGTAGCTGCTCGCGCAGCTGCGATACGCTCCATCCATGGTCCGTGGACCGGATGGCCCAGGCCCTGAGAGCCTTCTTGTCCTTGGCCTTACCGCGCCGGGTGATCTCGCGCCAATGACCGTAGCTCAACATCGGGTACTCGTCCCGCAACGGCCGGTCGATCCTGGACACCACGCGGTAGGCGTCCTTCACGGTCTCGTAGTGTTGCTTGATTTCGCCAGCGAACGCCTTGAGCGTCGCGGTCTGGCTGGTGAGGTTCGGATCATGGAAGTCCAACCGACAGATCCTATTGGCGAGGCAACCGAGTAACCAGTTCGCCTCCGTCTCGTAGCCGACGATCTCGATGCCGACGTTCACGCAATCTTCCCAAATTACGACGTGCTCGATTTGTTCCTCAATATCCACTTCTCATACCTCCGCTCGTGGGAACTAATCTCACTCTCCACATCAATCCCATACTTGCGCTGGAAGGTGTAGATGCCGATACGGTGCCGCTCAACATGGTGCATCCGGCACACTGGGTAAGTACGTCGGTCCGTCCCGCGTCCAGATCCTCTGGATGGGTGGTGGTCGGGGTCGCTGGGCACCCTTCGGCACACAACGCACGGCTGCTTCCGCATCCAATCAAGATATTTGCTGTCCTGCTTCCCACAGGTATCTAGCGACCCAGTACGCATCTGCTTCATCCGGCTTCTCAATCCCCACTGCCTCGTATGCACCGCGCAAGCTCAACGCCTTAATCTTCTCTCCCTCAACTGGAGGGACCGCTCTGCGTAGCAACGCCTGCCACTCGGCAGGATAGACCTTGATGTACGGCCATCGATAGTCGGTCGCACGTTCCTCGAACATCGTCCGGATACACGCAAGCTTCTTGGCTACATCCATCCCCCTGCTCTGCGGATCTTCGAGGGCCACCGACAGTCGCCCCTTACACGAAACCCAAAGTCGCCTGTACAGTTCCATCAGTTCGTCACGCAGAAGTTCGCGTCGCGCCTCGAAGTCCAGCTTCGCGCTCACCTTGATCACGCCACTGTCCTTGCGCTTGCCGTTCGTGAGCAAACACCAACCGGTAATGATCGAGCCTGGGTCGATGCCCAGTATGTTTACGATGCGATCGGACATACGTACCTGTCCGGTAGATCGAGCAAGATCCGCTGAAGCGTATCGAACTCAAGACACGTCTCCGTTAAGTGGTTGATGATCTCTATACACCACCTGAAGCTCCACGGATCAGCGTGGCCGTTGTCGTCTTCGAACCAGGCCTTGACTTCCTCCCACTCCTTGTCTCGCCGCGTAGGATACTTCCTGACGCCCTGGCTGGGCGCGAGGGACGGGTCGATGCCTCGCAGGTATAGACGTAGCGCATCGTCAACAACTGCCAACACCAAACGCAACTCGCCCAGTAGGAAGCGAGTGCCATGGTGCTTCCGGTACTGCTCCGTGCCTTCGAGTGTCACACCGACTGCTCGCTCGATCCGTGCGCGCTCGGAAGCATTCAGTATAAAGCATCGTTCCGGTTCCGGCTTCGCCAGTCCCCCGCGCCCATAGACCGCAGGCGTCCATCTCCAGGGAGATCGATTACCTTGCCCCTTCTTGCGCGGCGTGGAAGCGACGGTGGTGGACCGCGCAGAGCCATTCGACTTCGAGCGGCTTCGAGTAGTCTTCGTGATGCGCGTGGACTTTTTCCGCTTCGCAGCCATCAACCCGACATCGACCTCGCACCAAGTCGCCCCTGACAATCGCACGCCATACCACGCCATACGCCTGTCGCTTCTCTTTGTTCTTCTCGTTGTAGGTACGCCGGTACTCGACATCCTGCCGATTGCCGCGCAAGCGATCGTACTCGCGAACTGAGTCGTTCTCCCGCCGATGGCGACGGACATCCGACTTCGTACATTCCTTGCACTTGTTCAGATGCCCATCCGCCATCCCCTTGTGGCAGTAGAATTGTACGAGGGGTCTTACCTCCCCGCACTTGAAGCAGCGCTTTCTTACGCGACGAACGGCCACAACCCCGCCCCGGCCGCGAGCAATGGCCCCACCCAAGCAAACGGGATGTCGTCGTCCGCTGGCGGCGCGAGACCGGGGCCTTGGTCTCCTTCGGCGGCTGCCGCCGCTTGGCCTTCTTCGTCTTCCGACCTCGGCCTGGGCCGCGCGAGGAACTTGATTTCGTCGATGACGACTTCAACTCGATCCCACCCTCCCTCTTCCGGCTTGTCGGACTGTAGCCGACCTTCCACATACACAAGCGAGCCGCGTTGCAGATACTGCGCGCAGTTGTCTGCGGTCTTGCCGAACGCCGAGATCGAGAACCAGTACGGAACCTCCTGCTTCTCGCCGTCCTTGTTCACCCAAGTATGGTTGCAGCAGATCCGCATGCGACAGTACGAACTTCCGTTCTTCGCAATTTTCTTCTCAGGATCTTTGCCGATCCTTCCTACTAGAATTGCCTTGGACAGCATCAGTAATCCACCTCCAGCAACGCTGAAACCTCAGCGAGCATTGCCTTCACGTCGACATTTTGGCCCTCAGCAGGACCGCTCTTAGTCTCTTCAGGTTTCGGGGCAGTGATCTTCACGTACCCATCCTTCCATGAGATGTAGACAGTGGTCGTGAGCCGGCACGCGATGTCGAGGATCGCATCCTCGCTTGCCTTCGCGTTCGCCTGTCTGCGCACAACGGACACCATCTGGGCGTACGTCGTGTTCATGAAGTTGATGTTCAGCCCGTACGGCATCGCACGATTCGCAGCCCTCTCCTTCCGGGGGTTCTCCTCTTTCTTGGCGGTCTCGACCGGCAGGTCGTCGGGGATGATCACGCTACCGGGGCTGCACCAGAACTGAGCCTTCCCGTCGTACTCATCCTTCTCGGTGAACTTGCCGTGGACACGACACCCTGGCCGCAGACCCTCGCCTTCACCCGGCAGCCGCTCCATGTCACGGGTCCAGACTGTTACGCACACGCGCTCGCCATCTATCTCCGCATCGAACTTGCAGTTCCTCTTCCCGGCCTTGGTCTTGTGAAGCTTGCCGTTGGTAAGAACCTCGACCTCCATGTCTCGTTCGTTATCGCCCATTCACCCTTCCTCCTTGCTCTTCAGCCGCAGAAGCCTCCGTGGCTTACCCTTCCATGAATACCTCCCCGCGCTATTGGGGAGGATGCCGTACGCCGCTTCACCGATCGCATCCTTGATCTTGTTCTCGGCTTCGGCGCGTCTCGTAGTCGACTCCTCTTGATCCTCGATCGCCTTGGCACGCTGCATGTCCCACGACAGCGACTCGGTCTCAAGCTCAGTTACCTCGTCTTCCCATTCGGGATGCATCGCTGCGACAGCTTGAGTCGTGGCGGGATGCCCGTCGATCTCTGGAGGCTCGCGGTTCTGTATGCGTGCCCAGAACCGTTGTTCAGCAGCAACGAGCATCTCGCAGAAGCTGTCGTCACGAGGGATGAAGAACGTCCGATACTTCTGACCACCGATGAGCGCGGCAAACCATGCGTACTGATAGTTCATCACGATCATGTAGTGGAAGACCTGGAGCAGGTAGCTCTTCGGCACGCGGCCATACTTCCACTCGCTCTCCTTGAAGAGGCCGGCCGTCTTGATCTCCAAGACGCCCCAGCCCAGCTTCGGATCGTAGACGTGGCCATCGGGTGTCGCCAACATCCACTTGAGCGTTGGGTGACGACGGATCGACCATTCCGGATCGGTGTGAACGGACAGGCCCTTGTCATCACGGAACGTCTTGAGGAGTATCGGCTCTTGCTCGATGCCCCAGTACCGAGGACCGTATCGATCTTCGGGGTGCGCGTAGACTTCTTCCTCAACGTCGACCA